CGGGAACACGACGCCGCTGTCCGATCCTATCTCGGATATTATCGCCAGGATCAATGCCACTGCGGTCTCTGGTGCCGTTGGTCGCATGTTCAACAACCGTTACTATCTGGCCGTCCCAATTGATGGCGCCACGCGCAACAATGCGGTGCTGGTCTACTCAATGCTCAACAAGGCGTGGGAGTCCATCGACACCTTCCCAACCGGAATGTACGTCGATAACTTTGTCGTTTCACTCTACGGGCAGGCCAAACGCATGTACGCCATTAACCGCGAGAATGGCATCTTCCTATGCGAAGAACTCAACTATGACGAGTTTGATAATCTGACCGGCACGCCCACGCTGCCATTCCAGATCCCCGCGTACATCACAAACAATTTCCGTCAGTACCAAGTCGCCGGCCAGATTCTTTCGCGTCGGTATTTTTACAATACCTTTACCTCAAAACGATTCGCATCCGGTGAGGTCGACATCTTGTCCAACGCCAATGACACGCTGGTCATCACGGCCATTGCTAAGAATCCCGACAACTCGTCCGAGGTCTTCACGTTTTCGTCGGGATCTAACCAAGATTACACGGTGCGCTTCCCAATCGCAAAGCGTGGCTTTGGTCTGGATCTAAAATTTGAGTCTACCTTTGGCCGGCCAACAATCCGTGGTCTGCGCGTCAACGCTACCGTGCCAGGCCGCAATCTGGTATCTGAGCAGTAATGAATGCTGATGCTCAACAGACCGACTGGCTCGAGCACATCACCGACTTTGCCGTCAACAACGGTGGCGCCGGCTGCTTCATTAACTGGCCAAGAGAAAACGTCCGTCAGTACCTCGCATTCCACGCCGGCCAAAACACTCTTGCCTTGGTAAAAGATAAGGGTCAGATCGTTGCACTCGGCACCGCGATCCAATGCAATCCCGAGGAGATCACGGCAAAGTGGGAGTGGCGCGGCACCAATCCATTCGGCAAGATTCTGGTAATCCTCGATGTCGTAAACACCCGCAAGGGCGGGCTTACTCTACTCTTCTTAGAAATGTTCAAACGCTGGCCGGCTGGATCCGTTGAGCGTGTCGTTGCGCTCCGTCCTCACAAGGTCATCGAACTCACTCCAAAATACATTCAACTCGCAGCTTTAAAGGGATAAAAACATGGGATCTACAACTGTAAATGCAGCACCGCAACGCGACTACGCTCAGGAAACAAAGGACACGCTGGCCACACAGATCGCGTTGGCTCCAGATCTCTATGCTTCCGAGGCTAAGTATCAGCCGATGTATAACCAACTGCAGATGCAGTTGGCTCAGGAAGCTGTGCTCGGGCGCGAGTCTGGATTTAACACTCAAGCCTACGCTCAGAGTCGCCCCGATCTAGCTCGTAACTGGCAAAACTCGCTCGCTAATCCTACCGGCGCAACCGAGAAAGGCATCCTTCAGGCCGGCAGCTTCGAGAACTATGTGAAGCAGGATTGGGAAGGCAGTGGCGCTGATCCAGCATTTGCAACGGGTGGCCGATCTGGTGGTCTGATTCAGACCTACGCGGGACTCCAGCCGCAACTTTCTGCGATCAGTGCGCAGAGCAACACGGCCCAACGTGCAGCCGACATTCGAGATGTCGCCAATTTAGGAACAGCCGCTCGGGCAGCATTTGAAACGGCAAATCCTGAGCTGATTACTCAGTTAAAAGCGGCCGGCCAATTGCAAGGTTTGCAAGCGTCCCAAAATCAGGCATTAACTCGCCTCAACGCAGGACTCGCCACGGCACCTAGCCAACAGAACATCTCCGCGCAGCAGATCACCGGCCCCAACATCAACGCGCAGATGGTTGGCCGCGAGAACACCTCGTTTGGCAACATCGACACGATGAATGTCAACGCGCAGCAGATGGCATCGCCCGGATCTGTGCAGGCGCAACAATTGTCCGCTGCTCGGGTCGCCGCACCTAACAGCGTAGGCGCCGAGCGCGTGGGCGCTGAGTTGATTCAGACGCCGGCTCAAGTTCAGGCTCAAAATGTAAGCACTCAAGCCTTGCAGGCCCAACAGGTCGCCGCCCCACAACAGGTGCAGGCCGGTCTGATTCAGCCTGGCACGCTTGGCGCCTCGCTCTACGGTCAGGCACTCAACGCCGGCCCATCGAGGATCTCGTCGGCACTCGAGAGCGCCGTGCTTGGAAATCTGACCGCGGATGGAAGTCTCAGCCCCGCCGAGCAACGTCAGGCCGAGCAGCAAGTGCGGGCATCCTACGCCGCCCGCGGCATGGCAATGTCGCCACAAGCCATCAGCGCCGAGGTGCAGAATCGTCTAGTCAACCAGCGCCAACGCTCCATTGAGAACCTCGGTCTGGCCGGCCAAGTGAACCAACAGTTGCAAGCCGAGCAGGCCGCAAATCGTGGCTTTGCTGGCAACGTATTTGGCGCTGATGTCAACGTGCAGCAGCAGAACGTCGGAAACCAATTTGCCGCCGCCCAATTTAATAATCAGGCCGCACTGCAGGCCGCTCTGGCCAACCAATCTGCGGGTAATCAGATGTCGCAGCAAACCGCCGCGAATCAATTGCAAGCTCAGTTGGCTAACCAGCAAGCGGGTCTGCAGGCCGGTCAATTCAACGCCAGCACCTCGATCCAGGCTCAACAAGCCAATCAGGACGCTCTGCTTCGTGCTCAGTTGGCTAATCAACAGGCCGGCATCCAAACTGGTCAATTTAACGTACAGACTGGCCTACAGGCAGGCTTGGCAAATCAATCGGCTGAGAATCAGATGGCATTGGCTAATCAGCAGGCCGGTCTGCAAGCGGGTCAGTTTAACGTCAACACGCAGGCTCAATTGCAGGCTCAGAATCAGGATGCAGCACTTCGCGCCGCCTTGGCCAACCAGCAGAATTACATGGCCGGCCAGCAATTCAATGCGCTGAACCAGTCTCAGGTCGCCCAAGCTAATCGTGACGCCGCCCAGCAGGCCGGCCTTGCGAATCAGGCCGCGAATCTGCAGCAGCAGCAGCTCATGGCTCAGTACGGTTACCAAGGCCAGCTTGCAAATCAGCAGGCCAATCTTGGCACCGCTGAGAGCAACCGCGCATTTCAAGCTCAACAGCTCCAGAACTACTACCAAAACCTCGGCCAAGCCGGGCAACTCTACAACCAAGGTCTGGGTGCAGATCGCGCCTACGCTGCGCAGATGGTGGGTCTACAGCAGGCCACGATGTCGGATCCGTATCAGGCAATCCTCGGTCGTCCGTCCGCGGCATTCGCGCAGCAGCAAGGCGTCTCCGGTCAGGGTGCAAACCTCACCCAGATGGGTGGCCCGGCGTTGTTCAATCCAGAATCCAGCTACGCCAACAACATCTACGGTGGCAATCAGCAGGCCACGAACGCTGCGAACATCGCTACGGCTCAATCCAACGCCGCGGTTATCGGTGGTCTTGCACAAGGTCTTGGATCCGCGGCTGGCGGTTGGGCTGGCGGTGGATTCAAAACTCCATGCTGGGTCGCCCGCGAGGTCTACGGCATCAACAATCCAAAATGGAAACGCTTCCGTACCTGGCTACTCACTCGCGCTCCAAAATGGTTTCACGACTTCTACATCAAATACGGCGAGAACTTTGCTAAGTTTATCAGCGACAAACCACGCACCAAGGGTCTCATTCGTCGGTGGATGGACTCGCGCATCGCAACTCTCAAATAATTCACCATGCAAAAAGGCCCATACTTTCAACCAGTCCAATACATCAGCCCTCTGCCCGAGGGCTACATGCAGGCGTCTGCTAACATTGGGCGCTCGCTTGGTGGTGGCATTGCTTCAATTGGCCAGAGCATTGGCTCCGCGATTGAAAAATATCAGCAGAACAAAGAGGAACGCGATTTCCTTGATCAAAAATTTGAGATGTCTTCGTCTACGATTGATAAATACAAGGGCATGCCAGAATTGGCTGATGATCCAAGATTGAAAAAACTTGTAGATGGCGTCAGTAAATTTTCTGCAATGTCGAATACGCAAAAGAAAGGGTTTTTAAATAACGCAGAATTTGCCATCGCACAGGTTGATAAGGAAGTTAATCAAAAGTATCAACGCGAACAGGATCAGTTGCGTAACGATCTAGCTCGTCAGCAGGCGTTGTTTGAAGGTGCTCGCCTTGGTAATGAAGCCACAAGAGTGCAGAATGATACGGCAATGACTAATGCCAGAATTGTTGAAATGAATCAGCAATTTACGCCATCCGCATCTATTGCAACATTACCAGATGGAACACCAGTTCCAATGGTAACCACAAGCAAAGGAACCGCCCAAGTGCTTCCTCAAAAAGTGGCACCAGGCCCAGAGTCTCCTATGGGAAAACTTTTGTTTGATCTTCAACAAGCTCAAGGCCGTGGCGACACTGCTGGCGCTCAAGCTATACAAAATAAGATTGATGCCGAAACCAATAAACAGCCGAAACTAGAGGCTGCTGACCAAACCTTTATTCAGAATATTAAGGAATATCAAAATCAGCTTAGTTCGCTTAAGAATACCATTGAAAATTATGGTACTTATGAAAGCACTACGTTTGGTAGTCCCGAAGCAGCGTCAGCGCTTGATCAGTTGCCATACAAGATGGCCATCACCTACTCGAAAATAGTAGATCCACAGTCTGTGGCTCGAGAGGGCGAAGTTGAGGCTGCAAAAAAATACATCGTACCACTCGGCATGTTTGCCAATAAAAAGCAGGCACTTGCGTCAATTGATTCTCAAGAAAAAGAAATCAATCGTCGTGCAGCAGAATTTGCTAAAGTTAAAAACCTAAAACTTGAGGATTTACTTGTTACTCCACAGCCTAATTCCGCATCTGCATCGCAGTCTGATTCGGCATCATCTGATGAATATGTTCTTGTGAACAATAAGCTGGTAAAAAAGACAAAATGAGCGATCCCATTAAGGTAACTATTCCATCACGCGGAATCACGCTAAAATTCCCAAAAGGCTCAAATCCTGAGCAGATCAAGGAAGCGATTGATCGCGATTACCCGCGTGATGGACGTGATGTTGCCTATGATATCGGCCAAGATCCCGGATACGCCGAGCAGATGTCGCTAAAAGAATACGAAGACCTTCGTAAATTTAAAAAAGAGAATCCCGCCAACGCCGATCAAATTTGGGAAGGCGTGCGCGGTCTTGTAAGCACTATTGGCTCCGGTATTGAAAAGGGCGGGCAGGCTGTTGCTAATTTGGATTTGATGAATGCCGGTGAGGCTGTAGGTCGCGGTGTTGTTACCGGAGTCGCAGACCTTGGCGATGTGATCAACCGCATTACCACATGGAATAGCGCGCCGGATACTTACGAGGATTTTATTGCTGGAAAAACAAATACACCAGAGCGGCGCGCCGAATATGATGCGAAGCTAAAGGCCGACTTTACTGATTTCAAAGAATTACAGGGTTACCAGGCTCAACGCAAAAACGTAGTCGAAAAATCTCCGATTCCAGAATTAACGGAAGCCGCATCGGTTGTGGCTGACCCAACGATGCTGATTCCTGGCGCCGGCGAAATTTTAGGCGCAAGCAAGATTGCCGCCCGCGGTGTTGGTGCCGTAGCCAAAGGTGTAGGTGAAGCGGCTCGAGTTATTACTCGTCCAGCCGCAGAGGTTGTTGAACGATTATCAACCGTCGAAAATCCAATTATTCGCGGCGCGGCACAATTGGCCACTCCGGTTACTACTGGCGTTGAGGTAGCCGACGCAATTGCTCGAGGTGCAGTCACCGCCGGCGAAAACTTGGTTAACGCTCCCACCCGCATTGGCCCACTTGAGTCACTTGGTCGTACTGCTAACGCTACCAATGTTGATCGCGCATTGGCCTCGGTAGGCCGTTACGGTGGCGACAAGTTAATCCAAGGCGGCTTGGCAGCGGCTACAGGAGGCGTTGAAGGTGCTGTCATTGGAGGTACTTTAGGCGGCCTTGCTGATGGCGAAGAAGGGTTTTATTCTGGTTTGGGTGCTGGTATGGTAGCGGGCGCGGTTGGCGGGGCGGTTGGCAACGCATATTACCAATTGTCAGGTCAGGCTAGAACCGACGCCGCACTGGCCGACTTTAATCGTTTTCGCAGCCAGCTTGATGAACCGACGCGAGCCAAGATTGACACGGTTGCCGAGCGCGACGGTCTTAACGCAGTGGTTGGACTTATGGATGGCGCCGGCGTGCTACGCGGTCAGTTTAAAGACGCCGACGTAAACTTTCTTAATGCGGAAGAATTTAAGGCTAAACACAAGGGCGCGGACGCACGCGGCGTGCAGTTAATTGAGGCTGATCGTCCCATCATTGACATCAATGTTGATCACAAACGCAGCGACTACACGTTTGGTCACGAAATCTTTCACGCGCTTGAACAGGTCGAGCAATTGTCTCCAAAAATCGAGCGACTTAAGCAGGATATTGTCGGTGGATTTATTCAGAATCCAGACGGCACCTACACGCAAGCACAGGCGGGCTTTCTTTCGCCCGCTGAAATTGAGGCACGCCATGCAGAATACACGAAGAAACTTGCTTCCAGTGGTGCTGATGCGAGCGCATGGGTAAATGACGCTAATATCGGCCAGAAGGCCAGCCGCGTGGCCAGCGAACTTGGCGCCGAATACATGGCGAGATTGATTGCTGGTTCTGATCCAGACGCCATGCTTCGCGGTTTTGATGGTCTGACTCGTCAGATCGCAGACCACGCTCTGCTCAAAATGAGCAACGAGACGCTGCGCGGTGTGGCCGAGCGTCTTGGCACCGGCACAAAGCCAGTCGAATCTATCATATTCGGAGGACTTAAGGATGCACCGCCTGTAGTTGCAGCCGCGCTGCGCGATGTATTACGCGCCCGCAAAACGATGGCTGACCGTATTGAATTGGTTGACCGTTCTGACCGTGGGCTTGTAATCAAACCAACCGACATGACAAATCCGGCCGCGGCTGAACTTGCCGTAAAGGCCGGGATTGCTGTTAAGGATCCAAGTGGCGCGTTTCGCATGCGCACCGACGACGAGATCAACAAGCTCGAGGAAGTGCAGGCGCAAGCCATCAAACGTGTGGTTGAGAGCGTCCCTGTCGCCGATCCGAGCACGCCACATCTGCGCGTCGTTGACGGCAACATCGTCGGAGGTGGGATTTCGCCCGAGCAAGCCAAAGCATTTCTCGCTGATCCAAATCTTTCCAACAAGGTCAAGGAATCGCTTGGCTTGATTGCTGGATCAATGTCCAATTTGAACAGCGGCAAGGGCGGCAATGTCTTGTTTATTGAATACGGCCCGGCGCTGCGCAAAATCAAAAACCGACTGACTGGAAAATTTCGCAACGCTTATTCAAGCGGCATTCGTCTGACTCAACGCGAAATCGCGCCATTCTCATTATCTTTTAACAAAGGTGATGTTCCATATATCAATGCGGTAGACGTATCCAAATTGCTGTCTAAAGCCGGCGACCGTGCTGCAGCTGACAAGCTCGGGCCTTATGGTCGCGATTTTGATGGTTTTGTAACCGACGTTGTAAGCTATTTTGAAAACGTCAGCAATCCAAGTGGAGTCCGCACTGCAGAGTTGCCTGGCATGACTGCCGACAAGGCAACATTCCTAAATCAATTCTTTGGATCGCAGGCCAAGGGTGGAGCTGAATTTGTCCGCTCGTTTCGTTTAGATCGTATTACCGAAGCCCGCGAAACAGGCAAGCGCGTGGCCGCAAGCGAACTGGCTTGGCAGCGTCAGAAAATCAATTGGTTGCCAGCCGAAAATCTGGGTGATTCCAAGGTCTTTAATTCGCCAGATAGCGGTTACCGCATCATCTCAAAATCGAACAACAAGCACAGCTTGTACGCACCAACCGGCGAGCGCATTGGGATCTACGACACGCAGGCCAAGGCTGAGAGAAAGGCGAATCAGATCAATTTTAAGAATGCAAATTCAGCGGAGGGATCGCGCTTTATGCCGAATGTTAAGAGCGCAGGACTTGCTGTCTTGGACAACGAGCTGGCGCTTAACCTTCCTAAACGGCCCAAGGTCTTGGACATTGCCAACGCATTTCAAAGCCGATTCGGAAAGGCAATTGATTACCGCAAATCCAACCCGCAGGACAACGCTCGTTTATCCAATGCGCTGGTGCAAGAAATTCAGCGTGCTGTTGAGCTGCACCCAGAGGCCAAAGGATGGTACGACGAGAACATTAAGCTGACGATGGACGTAATACGGGATCTTGATCCAGATCTCGCAAAGCCAGAAAACGACTTTATTTTTAAGGTCATCCTGGCCGCCACATCAGATGGGAACAAAGTAGGGCCACAGTTCCAACAGACATGGAAGGAATACTCTAACTGGAAGAATACCGGCGACATATCCGGCAAATTTGTGTCCGGTGACCGCATCGACAACATCAAGGGCAACCTAATGATGTTTAACGAAATGGTTAAAAGCATCGGCTGGGAAAAGACCAAAGACTTTTTCACGCGCAAGGGTACTGTGAAGGAGGTGCGTCAGGCGCTTACGGATACCTTTGGTTGGACAAAGAAGGAGGCCCAAGGCATCGGTTCTTCTGAACTAACTGACGAAGTAGTTCCGTTTGCGGTGGTGCTCGGACCAAAATTAGGTTCGTTCTTCAATAATCTGTACGGAGATTTTTCATCAGTAACTATGGACCGGTGGTTCATGCGCACCATTGGACGTTTGACGGGCACTCAGGTAGAACCATTACCCGTATCCAAGCTGCGTGATATGCGCAACAACCTGCGCAGTGCTGTCGAGCGTTTGGCTGCAACTCAATTTGAGCTGCTAGGTATTAAACGTGGCAACATCCGCGGCAGCGCCATCGACGCAACAGCCACTACTATTGCGGGAAGATTTGCCAAAAAGGATCTTCGCACCGAGGCCAAGAGGCTATCGGATGAAGGCCAATCTGCGCTGGAAGAAACAAGAAAATTTGCCAATGCATTGAAGAAAGGTTTGAATCCGTTGGTTGAGGCTCCGGTTGACGGAACTCATCGTCGTTGGATTCGTACCCGTGTTGCAGAAGTTCAAAAGGACTTGCAGTCCCGAGGAATTGAACTTGAGAATGCCGATCTTCAAGCCGTGCTTTGGTATCTTGAAAAAGAACTTTATGAAAAACTCAATTATCGCAGCAAGTCAGGAGAATCAGACTATGCTTCCGCAGCCTCCTCCCTTTATCAGTCAGTGGTTGGAAGACCGTCAGACGTCTATGCAGCAGGAACAGGACGAGTTCGTGCAATCGGGGGGGATGGACGGGGCAATGTCGTGGACGGAGCGGACACGAGCAAAGCGCTTAGGCCAGAAATAACCGGTCAGCGCTTCATGCCGGCCGCGCCAGATACTCCGGCATTTAATCAATGGAGCGGTGGCCTTCCAGTGATTCAAGGAAATGCAAAGATTCCTGATAGTGGTGCTGTTTTGCGCGTTTATCATGGAAGTCCAGATGTGCGCGGGATTTTCAAAGATGGATTTAAAGGATCTCGTTATAGTGGAGACACGTTTTTCGCAGCAGCAGATTACGGCGTGGCTAACAGCTATGCAGATGATTCCAGAGCATTTGATTATCAAAATGCAGAACCACAGGTAATTCCTTTATTTGTTAAACTTAAAAATCCATTGGTTGTTGATGCTAAAGGTAAACATTGGAGAGAAACTGAAAGTGCAATTGATAAGGCTAAACGCGGAGGTTATGATGGTTTGGTAATTAGAAATTCAATCGATTATTACAACAAAAGTGATAATCAAAAACCGACAACCGTCGTTGCTTGGTTTAACAATACTCAAGCAAAGTCTGATTTGAGTTCTCCAATGCTTTCAAGAATTGATAAAAAACCAATTTCTGGAGCAGTACCAAATACCAGTTTTTCATTAACAGATCCACGCATTAGCTTTCAGCCGGCCGAAAAACTCCCTAACGGCCAAGCCTGGAGCACCGATAACAACTACCGCGTAATCCAAAAGGAAGGTGGCAAATTCCGCGTCTACGCTCCAACCGGCGCCATGATCGGCGTTGAGGATACCTTGGACAAATCGAAGAAGCTCATTGAAAAGAGGTCACGATAACCATGCTTGATCTCATCACAAATGCTCTCGGTGGCGGCGCACTCGGTGTTCTTTTGCGCATCGGCAACGGATTTTTTGAGAACTACAAGGCCGGCCAGGATCACAAACGGAAGCTCGAAGAGGCAAAGGCAATGGCTGAGATTGCGAGCGACAAAGCGAAGTGGGATGCGTTTACCGCGAGCCAGCAATCCGCAACGCCTCCCGACAACATCTCGCCGTGGGCTGCAAACACCATCACGTTGTTCCGCCCAGTCATAACGCTTCTCCTCCTTGTGCTTGTGACCATCGTTTTCTTTCGCGTCACGGTTTCCGAACAAGCCGACATGATCGACGAAATTCAGTTCTGCGCCTTCAACTGCATTGGGTGGTGGTTTGGCGATAGGATGACCCGCAAAAAATGAACGAGCACAAAGATCTCATGGAAATTGCCAAGGTGTGGAAAGAGACCGGATGGTTAACTGCTGTCATCGGTGGAGCTGGCATGACTGCTCGACTGCTGGCCAATCCGATTCAAGGTACACCGTGGGATAGCGTTCGCCGCATTCTCATGGCCGCTATTGTCTCGACTATCGCTTGGTTCATCGTCGAGCAGATCGAGGTCAGCTCGCTTGTTAAGGCCATTACTTACGGCGTGGCCGGCGTCATCTCTCCCGAGATTATCGACGGGCTAACAACTCTGGCGAAACGGTATTCCAAGAA